CAGCGATGTTATCTAACAATGAATTTGTTTGGACGGCAGATGCAGTAAGAGCAGCTGGAGGCGGAAGCGTCAATAAAGGTGCTCAAATATTACACGATCAAATGAAACAATTAGAGAGTAGGGTAGTTTAATGCCAGTAGCAGAACAGAGAATATTACCAGCACCGTTTATCGAAGCGGCAGGAAAAACATTTTTAGGTGATCTTGCAACAGCAGCGGGGGACTATAAAACAGCCGATTTAAGTAAAGCATATGGTCCACAGTTTGTAGCGGGTCAAGATCCTTTACAGGCTCAAGCACAAGCATTAGCTCAAGCAGGTATAGGTGGGTATCAACCTTATCTTCAAACAGCTGCAAGTTATGCAGCTCCAGGGGCTTACACACAATTTCAATCTCCATATCAGCAAGATGTTATTGACGCAACGATGCAAGAATTTGATGTTCAGGCGGCCAAAGGTTTACCTGCCTTAAGAGCACAAGCAATTGGTGCGGGTGCATTTGGTGGTGGTAGAGAAGGTGTTCAATTAGCAGAGTATCAGGCGGGAAGCGATAGAAACAGGGGAGCATTACTTGCCCAATTAAATCAATCAGGATTTGCTAATGCACAAAATTTAAGACAACAAGCTTTACAGAATCAATTAAATCTAGGAACTCAAGGGCAAACTTTCTTAGGACAAGATGTAGGTGCCCTTTCAACTTTCGGTGCATTGAATCAAGCACAAGCACAAGCTGGTTTAGGAGCTAGTCAACAATTAGCGCAACAACAATTAGCGCAACCAATGACGGCTGCACAACAATATGGCCAAGGGGTTACAAGTTTAATAGCAGGTTATCCAGGTCAAACACAACAGACAATGACACCAGGGCCAAGTCCATTATCAACGGCACTTGGAACAGGCGCAACATTAACAGGGATTTACAGAGCGTTTAATCCTGCACCACAACAATATAAAATGATTTCTTAATATGAGCAAAACTTTTAAAAGACCAATGTTTAGAAAAGGCGGAAACGTCGGAACTGGAATTATGACTGGTGTGGTAGATAGATCTATGCACGCAGACAATCCTATTGTAACAGGTAATGATGCTCCTGTAGATTATGAAAAAATGTTTATTGAAAAAACAATAGGAGCAGGCGGGATGCCTGAAGGTATGGATCCTTTAACTTCTTACCTATTAGCAGCGGGACCAAAAATGGCCAGCTCAACTTCTTTTGCTGACATGATTAGTAATTTAGAAGGACCTAACAAAGCTTTAATAGAACAACAAAACAAAAAAGCGGAAGCAATGAGAAATTTAAGAACAGGTGCAGCTTCATTTGGTTTAGAGGCTCAGTTGAAAAAAGATCTTTTAAAACAAGAATGGGATGCAAGAGAGAAAATTGCTGGTATGAATGAGACTGGTATGGATCCGTTTAAACTGGGTTCTTATGAAAAGTTTAGAAAAGATGGTGATACTCATACAGTTGCTAAAAATAAAGCAAACTATGATGTAGATATGGAAGAGAAACTAACAGCGAAAATTGACCGTAACAGAGTGGGCGGAATAATAGATATTGATATTACAGATCAGAGAAAATTTATAGACTGGGCTACCAATAAAAAGATGGATAGAGTAGGTAAGGTTTTCTACGATCCTAGAGATGGGTTGTTTAAACAATTACAAAAAACAAGCCAGGGATATTCGTTTAAGATGTTTGGACCTACTGTAGACTCAGTGGTTTTAGAGAGAGAAACTAGAATTCCCCACAAAGATAAAGAAAAGAAACGTTCTTATGGTAATCCTCCCAAAGGTGTTTTTGGTACTGGAATTGGTCAACAGATTCCTGCTTACATGCTTGAAGAGTAGGAGGTTAAATGGCCTTTAATCCTATTATTTCCGCAGAAGAAGCTAATGAAGTAAGTTGGTACAAAGCCGGTGCCGCTGGTATTGCTTCCGGTGTTCTTAAAGTACCTGAAGGAGTTTTCTCATTAGCCGCAGAGCTTATTGATTTAGGTTTAGATACAGACACGGCTGCAGATGTCGAACAATTTTTTGATAAATTAAATCCCTTTGAAGAAATCGCCGAACAACATGGAGCAGGTAGATTAACTGAAGCATTAGTTTCTATTGGTATCCCTGGCACTTATGGTTTTAAACTAGGAAGTAGATTAGCTAAAGGTTATATGGATGCTAGAAAAGCTGGTAAGCTTGCAAGTATCGGAAAAAATAAAGCATCGAAAGAATGGTTTAAAAAAGGAGATCTAGCTAAAAAATTAAATAAACAGGCAGGGTATGCAAAATTTGCTGCCGGGACTGTAGGTGGTGCAACAGGGGAAACTTTTGTTGCAGACGTAGAAGAAATCGGAAGCTTTGGAGATTTATTTGACAAAGGACCTACTCAATTAGATAAATGGGAAACCAGGGGTAGTGAAGACGCTGCGAGAAAATTAATGAATAGGCTTAAATTTGGTAGTGAATCTTTATTAATTACTCCATTTGTAGCTGGCGCTGGTAAAACTATTAAAGCGATGGGTACCAAGGGGAAAGAGTTAGCCTATAGTGATTCCGCTGTTGAAAGATGGATAAATAAATTTGTTGAAACTGTGACGCCTGAAGGTGCTTTAACTAAAGAAGTATTTGGATCTCAAAGAGTAATGGAAGGATTTAGAAACGCTGACTCTAATAGAGCAACGGAGTTAGTAAGAAATTTAACGCGAACCATAAACAAAGCCTTTCCTCAAATGCAACAAGTTCTAGATAGATCATTAACCACTAAAGAAAAAGATTCTTTTTTAAAAGAAGTTAATGAAATGATATTTGATGGGGATGTAACCGATATATGGAACCCTAAAAAAACAAGGCAATTAGTAGATACCTTAAAGAAAAAAGGAGTAAATAAAAATACCTCAAGTGAAATAGTAAATATTTTAACTGACGCACGACAAACTTTTTCTAACTTAATTGATACGGTCGGAAAATATGATGGGCAAAAGGAATTAGTAAAACTTTTAAAAACTAGAATTAAAGACTATACCGGGAATACATATAAAATATTCGAACAGAATCCTATTCTAGGAATTTTTGGTAGATATAAACCCACCGAGGAAGTTAAGGAAGCAGCCGGTAATTACTTTAAAAAGTTATTACGTAAAGATAATCCTAAGATGCGTGCATCTACAGCCGAGCAGGAGTCCAGACAACTTGTGGAAAAAATTTTAGAGGATGGAGTAAAAGTATCTAAGTCCAGAGCCACCGTGCCTGATATAAGTTATGTTAAAAAAACTTTAGAAGATATGGGTTATGAAAGATTTGTAGATGATATCGTAGACGGAACAGGGGCTCCTAATAAAGCGATAAGAAAACTTTTAGGTGAAATGTCCGATCCAAGATATGCAATTTTTAATTCAATAACTCATTTATCTGGAATGGCGAGAATGAGTGCCATGCTCGATGAAATGGGGCAGACTAATGCCTTGGTACAAAAAGAACTAGGTACAAGTAAAGGTTCTTTTTGGAGAAGTAAAAAAGAAGCTCAAGAGGCTACCAATGGCGTAGTAGATATAGTGTCAGTTAATAAAATGATGAGTGAACTTACCAAATTTAAAGGAGGAACATTAATAAATCCTTTAGCGGACATGTGGACTACCAAACCTATGGCCGAAGCATTAGCAAGAGCCAATGCTCTTAAAGAAGGATATTTTACAGCCGCCGTTAGAGGAAGAGAAGGTGCAACGGGAACAGAACAAGGAATGACGTGGTTATATAGAAATTTATTATTACTTCCTAAAGCCACAGCTCAGTTAGCTAAAACTGTTTTGTCACTTCCAACTCACTTGCGTAACTTAATGAGTGCGGGTGCTTTCGCTGCAGCCAATGGAGTATTGTTTGAAGGACTTATTAATCCTAAATTATTAGGTCAATCTTTTAGAAAGGGTTGGAATATTTCAGGGGTTAATCCTTTTAAAGGATCTAGATTTAATGATGCAGAATTTGAAAAAGCTTACCGAGAATTATTAGAATTAGGAATTGTAAACTCTCAAGTTCAAATAGGGGATTTAAAAAACCTTATGAGGGATGTTAAGTTTGGAGATAAGATTACAGATGTGGACGCTGTCTTAAGACCAATGATGGCTAGACTTAAAAAAGTCCCTGAATACTTACAGGGTAAGTATGTAGCGGAAGATGACTTTTGGAAAATTACAAATTACTTTGTTGAATTAAACAGAAGAAATGACGCGTATAAAAAGGCGGGTATTAAAAAACCTCTTAATGAATTAAAAAAAGAAGCAGCAGATATAGTTAAAAATACTGTTCCTAATTATTCTTATGTTGGAGAGTATGTAAGAGCAGCTAGACTTTTACCGATTGGTAACTTCATGTCTTTCCCTTCAGAAATGATTAGAACAACTACTAACATTGGGGAACAAGCAATTAAAGAAATGAAACATTCTCGAACCACTATTGGAACAGATATTGCTCCTATGGTTTGGGATAAGGAATTAGGAAGACTTGTAAAAAATGATAACCCTATGTACAGAATTGGTGCAACAAGAGCAGCGGGTATGGCATTTACTTTAGGAGCCGTTCCAACAATGATGGTGGAAGGAGCCAAGACTTTATATAATGTAACCGAAGATGAAATTAATGCTTTAAGACAATTCGTACCTGAATGGTCTAAAAATTCTACACTTATTCCTATTCGTGATGACAACACAGGGGAATTAAAATATATCGATTTCAGTCACTCTAATGCATATGATTTAATGTCTAGACCTTTTAGAACATTAGCTAATGAAATAGCAGCTTCTACTAAGGATGGTGATACTATCTTAGCTGGTTTTGCTAGAGGTGCTGATGAAGCCTTAACTGAAGTAGCCGCTCCCTTTATTGATGAATCGATTTGGACAACGGCTGCAGCGGATATAGATTTATATCCATTTATTCCAGGTAGAGGAGGTCGAACAGAAGATGGAAGACTTTTATACACAGATCAAACGGCATTAGGAGACAAGTTATATATTAAGGGAGCACATTTATGGAAAGCATTAGAGCCTGGAGGATTTAGACAATATGGAAGAATTGCAAGATCACTTACTGACACCCCTACTAAAACTGGTGAGTTTTTAGAAGGAAAAACTTTAGGTATGAATGATCAAATGCTAGGTCTTGTAGGATTTAGACCAGTGGGTGTGGATCCATTAAAAGCCATGGGTTTTAAAATTGCAGAATACCAAAGGGGAATAAGAGAAGCGAGAAGAGAATTTACAGGGGGTTATTTTGGTTTATTAAAAGGAGGCCCTATCAAACCGAATGATGTAATTAAAAGATATATTGCTTCAAACGCAGCGAGATTTAATGTTCAAAAAGAAATGTTTAAAAATCTTACTGCAGCCGATATTTTAGGGAGCACAAGGGGTGAACTAATTAGAGAATTTAGAGATAGACAAATTGCCCCGGGTACTTTTTTTAGTTTAAGAGCAGGAAAATTTGAACCTTATTTTCCCTCTGAAGATATTCAATTAAGATTTGCTGAAATAGCAAAAGATTTAGGGGATGTAAATGTTTTTAAAGATGTGCGATCTGACCTAAATGCAATAAGACGAGATTTAAGAGGGCTATCTTTAGATGGCAACTTTGATATTAATGTAAATGAGTATCTACAACCAGAAATCCAGACGCCACCATTACCCCAAACAGTTACGTCTGCCCAACCTAACAACCAAGTCATTACCCAAGGACAGGCGATTCTAAATCAAGGAATGAATGCTCAAGCTAATTTAACTTCTAATGGATTAACAGCGAGTGAAAATGCATTGTTAAACGAGGAAGAAAAGCAAATGCGTTTAAAACAAAGAGGAATCACCACCTAATGGATATAAAACCAAAGACAACCAGGGAACATATTTTATCTCTTTATGGTCACATCAAAGGCCTGAAGAAATCACAATATCATATGCATAATGGCATTCACGAATTGGGCGGCAAGATAGACAAGATCTATTGGGTTTTATTGGGCACGGTGGGGGCTGTGTCACTAGTTCTTCTCGAAAGAATGTTAGATATAAAAGGATTTATTTTCTAGTTTGTAAATTTAAATTTACAAATTATTTACCACATTTACAAAAACTCTTGATTTTTTTGTTGTAGATTTACTTATAGTAAATTAGTAGTCAATTATGGAAAAACCGAGAACAGAAATTGTAACTACTAATTGCGTCGTACATGATGATGATCATGACTGGGGTGGTTAAATCCAATCTCTTAGTTCTTCACCCATAACTTCAGTTGCAATATTCATTTTATTTCTCAAAGACTTCTGAACTTTTAAATCAATTGTTTCCTCTGCTACAAGATCAATATAAGTCATAGGTTTAGTTTGACCTATCCTGTCAATCCTCGCTTCAGATTGTAATCTTTTCTCAAGATCATAACCATTAGAATAATAAATCATGGTACTCCCTGACGTCAAAGTAATTCCATATCCCCCTGTTTGTGTTGTACCTACAAAGAATCTACACTCAGGATCTTCTTGAAATCTTTTAATATTGTTCTGTCGATCTTCTTGTGGGGTTAGTCCATAGTAATCTACAACAGAATTTTCTCCATGTTGTTTTTTTATTTCACCAATAATTCTTTGCACATCTTTTTGATAGAAGGACCAAATAACCACTTTACCAGATAGCTCATATATGATGTCCATCAACTCAGTTAATCTATTACAAGGTAGCTCTTGAATCTTACCATCATCAGTGGCATGATATCCACACGATATTTGGTGAAGTCTTAATAACTGGACCATTACTGTAGAAGTGGAACAGACTTTTCCTTCTAGTTCTGAAATGGCATACTTCCTCATTTCATTATAAAGTTTCTTCTGTATATCTGTTAATTGAATATGACGTGTAACATATGTCTTTGCAGGAAGATCTAAACAATCATCTTTTAAAACTCTTTCACTAAAGAGTGATATTTTCTTTTCCAAGTCTGGAAGATTTCTCCTATTAGGACCTACGGGAACGCTTATAGTTCTGGATCCTAAATTCATAGTTTTCATTACACAATAATGAGCTCGATATGCCCAGAAGGAATCAAAGCCCAAGAGCCATGCATCAAGAAACTGGGCCTGACTCCATAAATCAAGTGGAGAATTAGTGATAGGTGATCCAGTTAAAATTCTTCTGTATTTAGTTAAAGGTTTTAATTTTAAAATGTTACCAGTTCTTTTTGCTTTAGGTGTTTTAATCGTAGTAGATTCATCAATTGCCATCATAGCTTTATGGGAATTTAAAAATCTTTTGGCAAACTCACAACCAAATGGATAAGAAAAAGCTTCGACATTCATTATAAGAATATGAAAATCTGTACCCGGAGCGAATAAAGTATTTAATTTTTTAACCTGCTCTCCAGATTTATCGGAGGTTTTCCAAAGGACTACTTTCGTTTCTATATGATCGGGTAAATGTTGGGGTATTTCTTGCTCGTACCAATTTTTATATACACCTTTAGGAGCCACTAAAAGTAACCCATTAATCTCTCCTTTATCATAAAGCATAGCACAATTATCTAATAATACCTTAGATTTTCCTGTCCCCATTTCCATAAAATAGGCAAAAAACTCCTTATTCCAGGATCGCTCTAACGCTTTAATTTGATGTGCGTATGGCTTTGTCTTAAATTTATAATTCATAACTATTTACTTTTGCTTTCTAGTGGTTATATATTACTTGAAAGTAAAAAAGTCAATGAGCAAAGTTTATTTAATTCAGCAAATTCCAGGCACCACTAAAGGTGAGCCTAAATATAATATTGTTGGGGCACAAAAATATGGCGAGATCGTCACATTGTTGCCAGAATTTTCTCAAATGATAATGTCCCCTGGACCTTTAGTATTAAAACTACGAAATCTTTTAAAAGATTTTACTGAAGATGATTATCTTTTATTGTCCGGCGACCCTGCAATCATAGGTGTAGTATGTTCAATTGTGGCAGACACAACTAATGGTAAGTATAAACTCTTAAAATGGGATCGTCAGGAAAAAACTTACTACCCTATCGAAATAAATATTTATCAGAAGTAGTTGACATTCTAAATTTCTCCTATATATAATGTAGTGCGATTATATATTAAACTATTAAAACATTAAGGAGACATAATGAAAGACATTAATCTTAGAGAAGATGCACCTAGTCAGGTGACACAGGTCAATCCCGACCAACTATCAAATGAAATTAAGACTCTTCAAGAAATTAATCAAGAGATTTTAAATCAAGAAGAAAAACTTAAAGAATTAAAAGAAAGGGAAAAATATTATTCTGGAATGATAATTCCCGATTTAATGCAACAACTTAATCTAAAGACTTTAACATTGAAAGATGGGTCTCAGATAGAAGTTAAAAATATATTTGGTGCTTCAATTATTGCAGATAAAAAACAAGAAGCACATAACTGGCTTCGAGACAATGGACTTGGCGCAATTGTGAAAAATGAAATCACGGTTAAGTTTGGTCTAAACGAAGATGACAAGGCGGAGCATTATGCTACCCTTGCAAGAGGACAAGGTTATGAACCCGACCGAAAGGTTGCTGTTCATGCTTCAACTCTTAGAACAACTCTGGAGGATTTCCATACACGTGGTGGACAAATTCCTTCAGAGTTCTTCAGAACGTTTGAAGGAAATCAAACAAAAATAAAAACCAAAAAATAAACTACTAAACTAACAAACTAACAAAGGAGTAATATGGAAAAAGAAGTAGTTAAAAAAAATAGTGCAGGTGCACTAGCTAATATCAACCTTAGAGCTGACTCAGGGAAGGGTGCGGAAGAAATTAAATCGGATGATGTATCAACTCCGATATTAAAAATCTTACATCAACTTTCCCCTGAATGTAATGAGAGAGATCCTAAACATGTAGCAGGGTCAAAACCAGGCATGATCTATGCATCAGGCTTCGGGCAACTTATTGAAGGCAGTAAAGGTCTGGATATAGTGGTGGCTCATGCACAAACTAGATATCCTGAATGGCAGGAGAGAGGCGATAGTGCTTCTGCTCCAGTTGGAACTCATTTAGAAATTCCAGCTGATGCTGTTGAGGAAAGAAACGGAAGATACAGATTACCAAATGGTAATTATGTAGAGAAGACTGCATATTTTTATGTACTAGCAATGGTAGATAAAGAATTAAAACCAGCGGTTATTCCGATGAGATCTTCTAATCTAACACCAGCAAGAGAGTTAAATAATCTGATTAAGAATTTAAGATTCTCAGATTCAGAGGGCTCTTTTAACCCTGCAACATATTCTGCGGTTTATAAACTAAACACCGTAGGTAAAACAGCAGGCAGTAAAAGCTGGCATGTCTATAAACCATCAAGAGTTAGAAATCTTGATGTAACTAATAAGGATGATGCGTCTATTTACGAGGTAGCAGCACAACTTCAGAAATCAGTTTCTAAAGGTGTGGCCAAACCAAAGTATGATAAGACACAACCTAAACAGGACATAGTCTAATTCCCCAATGGGGAACTTGCAAGAGGGGCGTGGAAGCGAGAGTGGAAACGCCCTTTGAATGTTATGAAAGAATTTGCACAATATTTTAATGGCCTTGAAAGAGATTTCGGGTTTTGTAACGTAGAGAATGGTTACATCGAACCTGAAAGTGGTAAACTAAAATTTGAACCAGGGGATTATGGTTGGGCTAAACGACCTATAACCTTAAAAGATTATGAGGATCATTTAGGTGGACGCAAGGCGATTGGAATTCAAGCTTGTGATGATAACTCTCAAGCTAGTTTCGGGGCAATAGATATTGATCCAAAAGATTATAAAAACTTTGATCTTAGAAAATATTTAAAAGTTATAGAAGAAAAAAATTTACCCGTCATTCCAATAGAATCTAAAAGTGGAGGTCTCCACATATATGTATTCACCCAAGAAAAAGTTCCTACCACATTAATAAGAGAATTCTTATCCAATTTATTATTTTTATTTAAGCTTCCACACAATACAGAGATCTTTCCTAAACAAACTACATTGGGCATGAATCAAAATAATGAAAAAACATCTGGGAGCTTTATTAATCTTCCTTATTATAAAAGCATAGAGCGAAGAGCCTATAAACCGGACGGAAGTAAAATGGAGCTGGCTGAATTTATAAAGGTAGTGGGTTTAAATCTTCAAACTAAAAGTAGTTTAAAAGATATAAGTGTTAAAAAAATAAATGAAATTATCACAGGGGGACCTGAAGAATTTAATGATGGGCCTCCATGTTTACAAATGATATGTAAAGAAATAGAGGAGAGCGGAAAAAAATTAAAGGATGAGAGAGATAGATTTTTATATAACTATATGGTGTTTGCTAAAAAGAAATTTGCTGAAGTCTGGGAAAAGAAAGTATTAGAGGCAGCCAGAAAGTATATCGAATATGATGATGTGTGGGGAGACAATAAAGTAAATGAAAAAATAAAATATTGGAAAAATGAAACCAAAGGATTTAAATGTAGTGATCTTCCTATCTCGTCTTACTGTGCAAAAGGAACTTGTTTAAGAAGAAAATTTGGTGTAGGTAGTCATCGCAGTACAACGTGGCCCGAATTGTCTGGCCTTATTAGAATAAACTATAAACCTGAACCAGAGTTCATGGTTAATGTAAATTTAGAAAGTGGAAAAGTTAAACAGGTACATGCTAAACATATTAAAAAGATTGCAGAAATGAAAGAAATGAGAGCGTTGATTGCAGAACAGACTTCGGTCTTTCCTCCTATTATTAAAAATCAAGAGTATCAAATCATCTTAGATGGATTGTGGGCTAACATGGAAAACCTAAAACCTGTAGCTGGAACAAATCCAATTGATATGTTGAAAAAATATATAATAGATTATGTAAACGGGCCTCAAGCAACAACCTTCGCTGCATTTAAAAGTGGTGCTGTTCTTAAAGATGAAGAATTTTATTACTTTGATTATGACAAATTTTATGACGAAATAAGAAGAAATGAATGGAATAAAGATAGATCTCGTACAGGTACGATGATTAAACAATTTTTCAAAGGAGACTTTGATTGCCAAAAAAGATTTCCCAAAAAAGAAAGTGAGAAATCTTTCCCACCATTACGGGTTTTAAAACTACCACTAACCGATCTGGAAAAAGAAGAGATTCCAGATGAAAAAATAAAAATAGAAGATAAGGAGAATATAGTATGACAATACCAGTACCAAGTGTCAATGTGTGCATACCAGCATATGATACAATGCAAGTGGCAACGTGTTTATCATTAATTAAATTAATGGATAAATTTACAGCAGCTAAAATAAAATCAACTGTTAGTACTTTCAAATGTCCCTATGTGGCGTACGGAAGAAATGTATTAACAGCAATGTTTTTGGAATCCGGAATGGATTATCAATTATTTATAGATGCAGATATGGAATTCGAGCCGGGAGTTGTTGGCCGAATGATTGTAGCACAAAAGGATGCAATCTGTGTTCCTTATAGAAAAAAGACGCAGAATCAAACATTAAAATTTTCTGTAGATTTTAAAGATCATCAGAATATTAATATTGATACTAAAGGCTTAGTTGAACTAACTAAAGGACCTGCGGGTTTAACTCTTATTCATAGAAGGGTCTATGAAAAACTAATGAAGAATAATCCTAAATTAAAAATAAAACAAAAAGAAATAATATCAGAGGAAGCTAATAATTATTTTTATAATTTTTGGGACACTACTTTTGACAGTAAGGGTAATTGGTATGGAGAAGATGTAAGCTTCTGTAATTTAATAAAAGACTCAGGCTTTCAGTTATATGGAGTCGCGGATGGAGAAACAACTCACCATGGTTATTTTGGATGGACGGGTAAATTAGTAGACACCTTTAAAAAATCCAATGGAAAAGATAAATAAAATTTATGGGCCGCCAGGAACTGGTAAAACATTTAGACTTATTCGACGAGTTAAGGCCTATATTCGAACTGGTACACCTTATCATAAGATAGGTTACTTTGCTTTTACAAAAAAAGCTGCGGGGGAAGCGCGAAACAGGATAGGGGTGTCAGATAAAAAAGTACCTTACTTTCAGACTCTGCACGCCTTCTGTTTCCATTTACTCGGATTAACCGAAGAACAAGTAATGCAACCATATCATTATGAAGAGTTAGGTAAAAAATTAAACATTCGTGTAAACTTTTCAGATAAATATAATGAAGAAGAGACTCATTTTCTTACATGTGATAATCCTTATTTTCAATTAATTGGAAGAGCTATCAATAGAGGAACTACTATACGAGAAGAGTTTGATAGAAATGAACACGATAAAAAAGAAATTGATTGGGATATCTTAAAACACATAGCTATCAACCTCAAAGAATTTAAAGAGAAGAATCACATCTTAGATTTTAATGACATGATTGAATGTATTCTCATCCTTCCCACTCATAAGATGCCTCGTTTCAAAGCGGTCTTTATTGATGAAGCACAAGATTTATCGCCCTTACAATGGAAACTGTATGACAAATTAAAAGATTATTGTGATCAAATCTACTTAGCGGGTGATGATGATCAAGCTATTTTTGCGTGGGCTGGCGCTGATGTAAATAGATTCATTAAGGAACCTGCTAAAGAACGAGTGTTAAGATACTCGCGTAGAATCTCAAGAGCCGTGCAACAGGAATCACAAATACCAGTGAATCGTATAGCAGGCATCAGGAAACATAAAGAATATCTTCCCCGAGCGCAAGAGGGTCTTGCGTCTACGATTAGTAATTTAGGTCAAATTGATCTTACCAAAGGCAAATGGCTTATTCTCACTAGAACAAAAAGTAATCTTCTAGAGATTATGAAAGAATTAAAAAATAAAAATTTATACTACCAAAGTAATAAAGGAAAAAGTTTTAAGGTAGGTTTATATAATGCAGCCGTGGCTTATACTAAATGGACCATAGAAGGCGTCCTAGAATCCAGGGAAATAAACGAAGTTAGAGAATATATACCTAATGGAAAATGGAATGCGAAAATTCCCTGGTATGATCTCTTTGTAGCAGATCAAAAAGAAATTTTATATTTAAGAAATTTACTAAGTACAGATGAAAATTTAAAAGAACGTGCACGAATATGGTTATCCACTATTCATGCATCAAAAGGTGGTGAAGAAGATAATGTAATTTTATCTTTACATCAAGGAAGAAAAGTTCAAAAAGGAATCAGATTAAGTATTGACAAACAAGATGAGGAGAATAGAGTATGGTATGTAGGTATCACGAGAGCAAGAAATAATTTATATAAACTAAAAAGTAAAAAGAAATTAAAGGAGTATCAACTATGACCAATAAAGATATATTTGATGATGCATTTCCACAGAATAAACAAATCGGCGGATCTCATTATAAAAAATTTAAAATTCAACCATATGAATTTATTTCAAAAAACAATTTAAGTTTCTTCCAGGGCAACGTTGTGAAATATGTTTGCAGATATTTATTTAAAAATAAGGTAGAAGATTTAGAAAAAATAATTCATTACTGCCAATTAGAAATTAAAAAATTGAAAGACAATAAATGATTTTACCTGCCACAGAATGGGTTGCTCACACCGAGTACCCTGATTTAAGATCTTATGATGAAATAGCAATTGACCTAGAGACGCGGGATACAGAATTAAAAACAAGAGGATCAGGTGCGGTTATAGGGAAAGGCGCAGTAGTTGGAATTGCTGTCGCTACTTATAATAATACTTGGTATTTTCCAATAGCTCATGGCGAAGGTCCAAATATGGACAGGGCAAAAACTTTAGAATGGTTTAAGGATATTTTAGAATGTCCGGCTACAAAAATATTTCATAATGCCATGTACGATGTTTGTTGGATTCGTAATTTAGGTTTAAAAATTAATGGCTTAATTGTAGATACAATGATTGCTTCTTCTTTATTAGATGAAAATAGATTCTCTTACACCTTAAATACTTTAGCGTGGCATTTTTTAAATGAAGGTAAAAATGAACGAGCTTTAAATGAAGCAGCCAAAGCGAGAGGGATTGATCCTAAAAAAGATATGTGGATGTTACCGGCACAAGAAGTAGGTGCTTACGCGGAGAAAGACGCGAGCTTAACATTTAAACTATGGCAGCATGTAAAAAAATTATTAATTGAAAATGATCTCCAAGATATATTTAATCTTGAGACCGATCTTTTTCCTTGTCTCGTGGACATGAGATTTCTTGGAGTGAGAGTGGACGTTCAAAGAGCGAGTGAATTGAAGCGAGAGCTAACACGCAAAGAAGAAAGATTAATCCACCAAGTACAAATAGAAACAGGAATAGATACCCAAATATGGGCTGCAAGATCGATTGCCAAAGTGTTTGACAAACTGAAGCTACCTTATAGCCGTACTGAAAAGACTGACTCCCCTTCATTTACAAAAAATTTCCTTTCTAATCATGAACATCCAATAGTTAAGATGATAGCAGAAGCTAGAAAAATTAACAAGGTTAATACAACTTTTATAGATACCATCTTAAATTTTGAACATAATGGAAGAATACATGCAGAAATAAATCAAATACGATCTGACGATGGAGGAACTGTTACAGGGAGATTCTCTTATCAGAATCCAAACCTCCAGCAGATTCCCGCAAGAGATCCTAATACGGGACCTTTAATTAGATCTCTATTTATTCCAGAAGAAGGATGTAAGTGGGGTTGTTTTGACTACTCGCAACAGGAACCAAGACTTGTTGCACACTATGCTTTAAAATTTGGATTGCCCTCTGTTAATACTATAGCTGATTCATATGAAAGTGATCCATCCACAGACTTTCATAAGATTGTTGCGGATATGGCGGACATACCTAGATTACAAGCTAAAACAATTAACTTAGGATTATTTTATGGAATGGGAAAAGCAAAACTCCAGGCTGAATTAGGTGTAACTAAATTTAAAGCTGAAGAATTATTTGAGAGATATCATTCTAAAGTTCCATTTGTAAAACAACTTATGAATAAAATTATGAATGCAGCCTCGAACAAAGGTCAGATTAAAACTTTATTGGGAAGACGTTGTAGATTTCCTAAATATGAACCTGTGTTACGTGGCAGCGACTGGGGTACATTTGTGCCAGCAGAAGATCATGAAAGAATGTTAGAACTTCAAGACATGGGAGAATATTTAAAAGATGAGGAAGGAGAATTATTAAAAGATACAGATGGTAATCCTCAGAGAAATTATTGGCATAACAATCCGA